TTATTATTTAGGAGTGCATTTTATAACTTGCGTGGAGTTGGTAGTAAGATTAAGTTTCGAGACGTCTGTGCTCTAATGACATATGGAGATGATGTTAAGGGTTCAGTCAAGTCAGGTAATGACGATTTCAATCATTTGTATTGTGCGGAATTTTTCGCAGAACATGATATGGTTTTCACAATGCCTGACAAGGAATCCACCCCAACAGCTTACATGAAAGATACAGATGCCGATTTTCTTAAGCGCAAGAATGTGTTCTGCGAACATACAGGACACATTATGGGCGCGTTGGATGAAGATTCAATATTCAAAAGTCTCCATTCCAATTTGAAGTCCAAGGCGAACACTAAGGAGAAGCTCGCAGCCGATAATATTGACGGAGCACTTCGTGAATGGTTTAATCATGGTGAAGCTAAGTACGAGCAGAGACGTGCACAGATGAAGGAAGTAGCGCAATTAGCTGGTATTTCACATATGTGCACTTTGTTGGATGACACATACTTCGATAGAGTTGAACATTGGAAGGATCGGTATATTCGTGGTATTGAATCTGATGATTGTGAAGTGGAAAACAAGGAGTTGTACACTAAGCAATCAGGCGAGATCCCACCTCCACTAATTTTGGATGACACAGGAAATGTTTCGGATACAGATTCGGAAGATGAACATGCAATCGTTATCTCATTGCGACAAGCAGCATTGATGAATGAGATCGATGATGTTATGGATATTTTGGAATCGGTCATTGCTGCATCTGGTCCACAAGAAAACGAGGAGCGATTGCCAGCTATGGTTGCGCGTGAAGTTTTACATGATTTCAGTGAAATCACGGAGTCACCGGAATTGTCTGATATGAGGGAATTATTGCAAATTATCTTGATGTGGCAAGAAGAATTACCTATGCGGTTTATGTTTTCTAACCATATTGAAGTAATCATGGCAGTTGCATCTATGTGGTTGTTACACACAGTGCAGCGGCAATGGGCACATTCCCAATCACTTATCACAGCCGTGGCAGCATACTGCGGGGAAGAATATTATGTACTTTCGTTTGATCAACATTGTAATGGAAGCACAGGTTTCTTTCCAGGTGAGCAGTATTTGCTGTTAGGTTTTCCACTAGTGATATATATCAACTATTTGCTACAAAAGCGACAACTCCGGATTAATATTCCAACGTGGCGATGGTACCATCCTATTATCATATTCAATCTGGTAAATTTTGGAGGATTACGCTGGTTATTTTGGGATTGGGCATATCAGTTTGTGTGCTGTCAGTTCCTCATCGCAGGCGTGCGATTTATTTACCATGCGGTTAACGATGAAGAGGAGGCCTTCGTCAAAGAATTGTTCGGGCTCGCATAAGAGCGTCCCTCTGGATGGACCTATCCGTCTATGTTAATAAAAATAGGTGTGTGTATATGGATACCGTAGTGTACATATAGTCGTCTACCGTGAACTTAGAATGTATATTATAGGCTTTGCACATATAGGCCGGCCCTCGTGTCGAACCCCTATTTAGGGGAGAAGTTAGCCGCTTCAACAATCACCGTAGACAGTCACATTGATTGATCCATCATGTGACATGTATATATTTGGATTACTTCACGTTTTAATGTTAGAATTAATGAAAATAATTTAGAACAAACGCACCAAGTTGTAAGCTTTGACGATCAGCAGGCCGATTGGAGTTACACTGTCGGGTCAGAACCTGACAGTACATTTCATACAGCCGACACTCAGGATGATTCTCTGGAAAACTTCTTTTCAAGACCAATAAAAGTCCAATCCTATAGTTGGG